TTCTTGAAATGGGATTTACTCGCTCCCGTAGGTATGCAAATCATCCTAGTGGAAAGAAGTACCTTAGCGATGGTTCCATATCACCGCAGTCGCCAACCGCATTACACTGTGAAAAGTCCCGCTCTGCAACTGTTTTCAAAAAAATGAGAGACAAGGCTGCAAAAGATGAAAAGTATGTTACAATGAGAAAAGAATGGAGATCTAAAGAGTAATGGAAATTTTTATACTACTAGGTGGTTGTTATGCTCTCTACACTGTAGGAATGGCGATAGCAACTGAATTAGATTATAGAAGGAATAAAAAATGATTTTTTTAGCATGCCCACCAGTATACACTTTACCTGGTACTTGGAGTGATCCAGAAAAAATTGCTAAATGTACTGAAACATTAATACCACATTTTACATTTAATCCTGATTATACTTTTGGTATTTCAATCGCAGTGATCACAATTTTGTTAGCAGGATATGGTGTCTATAAAGGATTCTTTGCTAACAAAAATTTAGCAGATCCTTGGGATGATCATGATGACTAAATTGGTTGGAAAGGATGATTCAAGATATTTTTCTAGGACAAGTGACTTGTCTTATGATAGACACAACTATAAGATAGTTTGCAAGGACAAATCATTTGTGGTAGAATCTTGGGATGAGGTGCAAGAATATTGGTGGAATAATTCCCATTCCCCAACATTTGATGCAGTTGTGCATGTTCTTGATAAACCAAAACCAAAATCTAAAGGTTTTAAATAATGAGTAATTTTATATGGGTTGAAAAATACAGACCCCAGAAAATTGAAGATTGTATTCTCCCTGATAGTATTAAGAAAACTTTTAGGGATTTTTTAACCGCAGGTGAAATACCAAACCTGTTGCTATCAGGTCCACCTGGTATTGGTAAAACAACAGTTGCGAAAGCATTATGTAAAGAATTAGGAGTAGATTACTATGTTATTAATGGATCGGATGAAGGACGTTTTCTGGACACTGTTCGGAACAATGCGAAGAACTTCGCAGCAACGGTCTCTCTTGCGTCTGAGGCGAGTCACAAAGTCATTATCATCGACGAAGCAGACAATACCACTTCCGACGTACAGCTCCTTCTCAGAGCGTCTATTGAGGAGTTCTCTGCCAACTGTAGATTTGTCTTTACTTGCAACTATAAGAACAAAATTATTAGCCCCTTACATTCACGCTGCAGTGTTATTGACTTCTCTATTAACAAAAAAGATAAACCAAAAATAGCAGCACAATTTTTTACTAGGATAAATTATATTCTAGAGAAGGAGGGTGTAGAGAGTGATAAGAAAGTTGTAGCAGAGTTGATAAACAAACACTTTCCAGATTGGAGAAGAGTGTTGAATGAATGTCAGAGATATTCTGTCGGTGGTAAGATTGATAGTGGAATATTAGCAGCATTCTCTGAGGTAGCAGTTAATGATTTGATAAAAAATTTAAAACAAAAGAATTTTTCTGAGGTTCGTAAGTGGGTTGTTTCTAACCTTGATAATGATCCATCAGTGTTGTTGAGGAAGATATATGATAACTTATATGATGCTATGGTTCCTATGAGTATACCTGCTGCTGTATTAATCATCGCTAAATACCAATATCAAATTGCATTTGTTGCTGATCAAGAAATAAATTTATTAGCAGCACTCACTGAGATTATGGTGGAGTGTGAGTTTAAATGAACATATTTGGTTGGTTTGGAATTTTTGTGTTATTATTAGGTATATCATCTATTGTGATTTTTATTTTTCTTATTATGGAGTTAATTTTGAAATGACTAAATCAACTTTTGCTAAAACCAAAGCACAAATCAAATCCTATCAGTATTATATTTTCTGGGGTGCTTGCACTGTCGCAGTCATGGCAGGACAAATCTTTGTTGGTGCAGGGTATCAATCAATGTCTAACTCAGTAAAAGACCTTACAGAAATAATTGAAATTAAAATGGAATGGGAAGAATTAAGAAGAGGTCAAAATAGATCACCTTATATGCCAATGACAGATCCTGATGATTATATTATTTGGGAAACAATAGATTAAGATGTCATTAAAATTAATTAAAACACCACTAAGATATCCTGGTGGTAAATCTAAAGCATCCACTAAAATGGATCAATATTTTCCTGACTTTAGTAAGTACAAGGAGTATAGAGAACCATTTCTAGGTGGTGGTAGTGTAGCGATTCACGTTACCAAAACATATCCAAGACTTAAGATATGGGTAAATGATTTGTATGAACCACTTGTAAACTTTTGGCAGGTTCTTCAAGCAGAAGGTCATAGTCTAACTGATGCTCTGATTGAACAGAAAGTTAAGCATCCTGATAGGGAGAGTGCTAGAAAACTTTTTGAAGAATCAAAAGAACTAATCAACGATCATGGATACACCAGTGTTGATCGTGCTGTTGCCTTCTATATTGTAAATAAATGTTCATTCAGTGGACTTACAGAGGCATCATCATTTTCTGAACAGGCAAGTGATTCTAATTTCTCTTTGAAGGGTATTGAAAGATTACCTGAGTATTCTAAACTTATCAAGAAGTGGAGAATTACAAATGATTCATATGATACTTTGATGTTTAATGAACTACGTTCTGGTATATTCATGTATCTTGATCCACCATATGATATAAAGGATAATTTATATGGTAATAAAGGATCACTTCACAAGAGATTTGATCACGATAGGTTTGCAAAGCAGTGCTGTATTATGTCTACAGACATGATGGTAAGTTATAATTCTGATCAACTAATCTTGGAAAGGTTTAATGGTTGGGCAGCAGCAGAGTATGATCTTACATATACAATGCGGTCAGTGGGTAAATATATGAAGGATCAAAAATCCAGAAAAGAACTTCTTCTACTGAACTACAAACCAAAACCAAGGGCAAAGATAAAGTTTAGTTATGGGGAATGTTATAACTATGATAAGTTAAGTAAGGCAGGATTAACAACATGAATGACGACATACCAGATCAGTTGTATATCGACATGGGTAAACTCAATGCTTTATATGAGGAATTAATGTGGGGTAATGAAGACATTCTTGAGTTCGTAGCGGATTATGAAAATAATCGTATAATTATAAAAAACAAGACACTTGATAGTAAGTGAAAAATTACTGAAACTAAATGACAGAATTTATTTCAAGACATATCGGTCCTACCGAAGAAGAACAGACTCAAATGCTAGATGATTTGGGTCTTTCTTCGTTAGATGAACTTGTAAGACAAGTTGTCCCAGATTCAATTTTACTTCGTGGTGATGATAGTTTACCAGAACCATGTAGTGAAGAAGAAGCATTGCGAGAACTCAAAGAAATTGCTGGACATAATAGTGTTAAAAGATCTTTAATCGGTCAGGGATATTATGGAACGATTGTACCACCAGTAATACAGAGAAATGTATTTGAAAATCCTGCATGGTATACATCTTATACACCATATCAGGCAGAGATATCTCCAAACACTGATTACGGAACTTACTGGTTTACCCATATCAAATGCATCTTTATTAGATGAAGGAACTGCTGCAGCAGAAGCAATGATTCTTTCTCATAGTGCATCTAAGAAGAATACCTTTCTAGTCGATAGTGATGTATTTCCTCAAACACTAGCAGTTTTAAAAACAAGAGCAAAACCTTTAGGAATTAAAATAAAATTACTTGACTGGCATACTGTAGCATTGTTAGAAGATTTTGATGATGCTTTTGGTGTATTGGTTCAGTTACCAAATAACAAAGGTAGACTTCGTGATCCTAGTTCACTCCTCCGCATTGCAGATGTTTATAAGTGTATAAAGATTGCAGTTGTAGATCCCATGTGTCAGGTGTTGATGAAACCTGTAGGAGAACTAGGATTTGATATAGCGGTTGGTAGTATGCAAAGGTTTGGTATACCTATGGGATTTGGTGGACCTCATGCTGCATTCTTTGCTGTTACTGATAAGTATAAAAGAAAAATACCTGGTAGAATTGTAGGTCAATCAAAAGATAGTCAAGGTAATCCAGCGTTAAGATTAGCACTACAGACAAGAGAGCAGCACATAAGAAGAGATAAGGCAACATCAAACATTTGCACAGCACAGGCATTATTAGCAAACATGTCTGGATTTTATGCTGCATATCATGGTGCTGAAGGTCTGAAAAAAATAGCAACCAGAATATTAAAATATAGACAGACACTACAAAAAGCATTGAGATGGTGTGGTATAGAAGTTGATGAGTCTGAAGGATTTGATACTGTTAGATTTAAAAGTTTTCTTACATTAGAAGGATTTAACGCTAGGTATGAAGATGGTCATACTTTAATCACAATAGATGAATGCACTACATTAGATGAGTTAAAACAACTTGTAGATTCTCAGTTAGATATCACTAATAAGTTTGATACTATTGATCATGTAGTTGATTCAATAGGAAATTATCATTGGTTAGGCATACCTGAGAGAACTAAACCTTGGATGCAACAAGAAGTTTTTAATAATTATCAGAGTGAAACTAACATGATGAGATATATTAATGAGTTGGTTCAGAAAGATTTTTCATTAGTAAACGGTATGGTTCCACTTGGTAGTTGCACTATGAAACTAAATGCAGCATCAGAGTTGATGCCTGTGAGTTGGAATGAATTTGCCAACATACATCCTTTTGCACCAGAGCATCAAACTCTAGGATATCAAAAAATAATGAAAGATTTGAAAAATTGGTTATGTGATATTACTGGATTTGCTGATGTAAGTTTACAACCAAATGCAGGATCACAGGGTGAGTATGCAGGTTTACTTGCAATTCAAGAATATCATAATAGTAATGGTGATGATCAAAGAAATGTATGTTTGATTCCTACAAGTGCACATGGAACAAATCCAGCATCAGCAGTGATGGCAGGTATGAAAATAGTTCCTATTAAATGTGATGATGATGGAAACATTGATCTTGAGAATCTAGAGAAACAGGCTATTGCAAATAAACTTGAACTATCTTGTGTTATGATTACATACCCATCAACACACGGTGTGTTTGAACCAACCATTAAAGATATATGTAAAATTATACATGATAATGGTGGTCAGGTATATCTTGACGGAGCAAATCTAAATGCACAGGTAGGACTAGCAAAACCATGTGAGTATGGTGCTGATGTATGTCATATGAATTTACATAAAACATTCTGCATTCCTCATGGTGGTGGAGGACCAGGCGTAGGTCCTATTGGTGTTGCAGAACATCTAGTTCCTTTTATGGATCAAAGAGTATCAGCAGCAGTTCAAGGTAGTGCATCTATACTTCCTATCAGTTGGATGTATATTCGTATGATGGGTGGATCAGGATTGAGGAAAGCAAGTGAAGTATCTTTACTTACAGCAAACTGGTTGGTGCAGAGAATTGAACCATACTTTAATGTATTGTACAAAGGAGAGAATGGTAGAATTGCACATGAATGTATATTTGATTGTCGTTCTTTAACAGTGACTGCTGAGGATGTAGCAAAGAGATTGATGGATTATGGTTTTCATGCACCTACACTATCATGGCCAGTTCTGAATACTATGATGGTTGAACCAACTGAGTCTGAGTCCTTAGATGAACTTGAAAGATTTGCAAAAGCAATGATTAATATTAGAACTGAGATACAAACAAATAAAGATATCTTGAAAAACGCACCCCATACTGCAAGGGTTGTAACTTCATCTCAATGGGTGTATAATTATAGTCGAGAGCAAGCAGCATATCCTGTTGACCAAGATAATAAGTTTTGGCCAGCAGTATCAAGAATTGATAATGTTTATGGTGATCGTAATCTGGTATGCTCTTGCTCAAATTATTTTGATAATGAAGATGGAACTTAAAGATTGGTTAAATTCTATAAATCAAACTAAGAGAAATCTTATAGATGAAGATCCTGCTGTAGAAAAGGAATACCCACCATACATAATTAACCGTTGTTATTCTGGTCATCTTGATGCTGTAATGTATGCAAATGAGATGAATAAATATAACTTCTTACCAAAGAAGATGCAATATGACTTTTTTATAAATATCCTCAGAGTTAAAAAGAGATTTTCTCCTTGGCTCCGTAAAGATGAGATTAAAGATCTTGATTATGTAAAACGTTACTATGATTATAGTAATGAAAAGGCAAAACAAGCTTTGAAACTTCTTTCCAAAGAACAACTTAATTTTATAAAATCTAAATTTGAAACTGGGGGATCGAAATGAGTGTTGTTACCGAATCAGAAATCAAGTGGTCATCTGATCAAATGGTTGAGATTAGTCTGAATGAACCTGATGATTTTTTAAAAGTCCGTGAGACACTTACTCGTATTGGTGTAGCGTCAAGGAAAGAGAAAAAGATCTATCAATCATGCCACATCTTACATAAGCAAGGTAGATATTTCTTAGTTCACTTTAAGGAATTATTCGCATTGGATGGTAAGCATGCGAATCTTACTACAAATGATGTGCAGAGAAGAAATAGAATCGCACAACTTTTATCAGATTGGGGATTAGTAGAAGTATTAAATGTAGATCAAATAAAGGATATAGCACCATTAAATCAAATCAAAGTGTTAGCATATCGTGATAAGGGGGACTGGATTTTAGAAACTAAGTACAATATTGGGTCAAAAAAGAAAAAAACAGAAGAAGGGGCTTGACTCCTTCTTTTTTTATGCTATACTATATTTGTTGGACGCAACATGGGAGTGACTGAATAAACTTACTGGCAACCGCTGGTT